GTTGGAAATCGAATGACTTTCCATTGAACCATTCCTTTACTCCGTTGTAGGAATAACAAATGTTGGAGAGGACTGATGGAGCACCAACTCCACCTTCTCCGTCATAACCAACGACAATACCATTCTGTGTGGTCGCATACTCCTCACCGACCTTAATGGAATAGACAATCATATTATCGTTGAGATAACCCCACGCTGACTGATGAAGTGGTGTCTCACCACTACACCCTACATTCAGAGGTTGTGATGAGGTGTAGTTCAATAATATCGGGGATAAATCACACTGACCCCAACCTTCTGTCGATGGGGTAATCTTTAGGGTTGTCAAGAATCCTTCGTTGCTGAATACATCAACGACATAACGAAACTTGTATTTTGTGGGGTCTGTAGCACCCGTGCTCTCGAATTGGAAAACCAAGTTTCCATATCCAGGTTGCACATAATCAGGTTGTGATAAAAATGTAATCATTCTCCTCCGAATAATAAGTTGTAATCTGATTTTCCAAATAGGTTTATTCTGTCAATTAAACCATCAACAAATTCATTGGAAAGTCCCTCTAAATAATTGGGGTCGTCCAACAATCTGTCAATCTGATTCTCGACTTTTGTTTGGAAATCTTCAGTAAATAATGGGACACCTCCGTATCCACTTTTGAATAAGTTTTTCCTAACCGCAAATGCTATACCTTTTGCCTTAGCAGGACTGACACCAAACTTCGCTTGAGCCCAAGGTATAAGAGCGGTAATCAGTGCAGAACGACTCTGCTTTTGACCCCTACTTCTTAAATCAGGGTAGTATCTTCCCCCGCCAGGAAATGAACCTCCACTCTCGGTTGGGTTGAATACATTATTGACACCATAGTCATTCATCAAGATGTCAATCTCGTTGTCTCTCACAACATACGACACGCTGTTCTTTAGAGCACCTGTCGCATTGACTTTGTATCTTGGGGGTGATTTGGGAAGTCTTGGGGATTTGGAATAACGATTTCTATTTGGGTCGTCAATTTCTAAGCGGATTAAACCCACCAAAAATTCACCCAATTCATTTAGAAACTGCTCCTCCATAATTAACAACTACCAAATCCACCGCCTTGTAATTCTCCTGAGCCGTTCGCTAACCAATAGTTATTTGAGGTTCCCATATCGTTTGCGTAGTATCCTGCATTCACAGGTAAAGTTCTGTGGAAATCATAATAGAGCACTTGACCTGCGTTTAGACAAGCCCAACAATTATTCGGGAGACACGGAGCACAATTACCCAAATCTTCAGCATATACGTTGAAGGTCGTTCCTGTGATTAAGTTTCCACACGCATCAATTGAGGTCGCTCCACTTGCTACTAAGAATACCAAAGAATTTTCAGCAGGGGGTAGAATAACATTCACAGGACAGGTGCAACCACTGAACTCAACACCCAAAACATCAAACCCTACGACTACTTCGCCAGGAAGTAGAACGGGTGCTAAATCGAACTGATATGCGTGGTCTCCTTGAGGAAATACTTCTGTTCCTGTGTAGGTGGTTCCAAGACTACCAAACGCAGTTCCTGAGAAAATGTAATTACATTGTGATTCTGCTTGAGATGTAAATCCTGCGTCATTCCATAAAAGGAGTTTGAATTTAGTATTGTCAAAAACTTCTACCTCCAAATATTGCGTAATCGTAGGACAAACCGATGGTGATGGTGTCAAAGTTGGAGTAATGGACGGAGTGATGGTAGGAGTAATCGTGGGGGTCATCGTAGGGGTCGCAGTCACTGGAGTTGGACTTGGACTTGGTTGTGGAACAAACGGAGGAATACACGCAATTTGGTCGACCAAAATCTGTATCTGTGCTTCCACGCCTGCTACCGACTGATTAAATCTATCGACAAACGGATTGTAAGTGATGGGGGTCAGAATATAGAATCCGTAATCAGTTAAGTTGTTAGCAAACCAAGCATAGAAATCATACAAGATTTCGTGAGCAATTGACATCGCATAAATCTGATTACTTTGGTCTTCAGTCCCAACGTATTCGTTGAGCAAATCATAAATTAACACGCTCCAATTGAACGTATTTTGTGTTTGGTCGATTATCGATTGCGTGGGGACAAAGTGAATCGCAGGATACTTTGTAATGTAGTCCTCCCTCGAGTAGTCAGATAGATTACCCCAAGAGAATGTCGTTCCCGATAAGATGGGGTGTTGATTTCTGAATTCGTAGAATAAATCTAAAATGTTTTTGTAGGTCATTTTTTCACTGCGTTTCTTGCTCTCTCTGCTTCTTTATTTGCTTTATCTATCCTATAGGATAAATACCCCAAGACCTCAAATAGTTCCAACTTCAAAATGGGTTCGACTTTGAGGATATCATCACCCGCACAAAGCATCAACGCTTGGTAGTAGTAGTCAATAACGGATTGGATAATTTCTTCAATCGGAGTTCTCTCTCCATTTCTTGGATTTTTTTCTTCTTCTGTTTGTTCGGGATAGAGGATAGGAAATTTTCGGTAAGTGTCTGTGCGAAAGTTGTTAAAAAAAAAAGCGCCGTGGTGAGTTTATTCATCTTGAACTTCTTGCGAAACAACTCCTCACGACCACTACACTCCTCCAAAGAATACTTAATCAACTCACGCTCCTCCCCCAATTTATCTGACGCTAATGGACGATAAAGATGGGTCGCAATCTTTGGTAAGTTGATGGGGGATTCAGTCATAAAGACCTCCATATTAATCCATTCCTCATAACTCATTTTAGAGGGACGGATAAGTCCGTAGAGAACTCCGTCAATCTCCAAGTCCAAATCAAGTTCGGTGAGGTCTTCACTCTGAGCATATTCACCCAAGAGCATATTCGCAACGAACTTCACATCACTCATAGGTGCTTGAAGAATTTCCTCGATTGGGATACCTGTTAAGATGTGTATCAATTCATAATCCTTGAGGTCGGGGTTTTCCTTCAGTGCAAGGTATTGTTCGATTGTGAGGGATTTTACCTCAAATGACTTATTGTCTAATAGAACCTTCATATTCGCTAATTAAAAAATCAATCGCTTTGGGAAGCGATACATTGTGTTTATCTGCAACTCCTCGAAGTCTTTCGTAGGTTTGCGTTTTCATAAAAATCTGTGAGTAGTTGTAGGTGTATATTTTATCACCCCTTTTTCTTTGGACTTGAGCCATTACCTGAATGAATATTTTGCTTTGGGTTTATCTATGAACTCCATCACAATATAGCGCAATGGGTCGAGTAAGTGGTCGCTACCTTCAGGGACGTTTGTTAGTCTTCCCTGTCGGTCTCTTTTGAATTTATAGGATTGAAATTCTTTGATGAGGTTTGTGGAGAATTCGCTGACAAAAACCTTGAAGGTTCTCAACTTCTGAATCCCGTAGAGGACAGACCCGTCACCCTTCTTCACCCCTCTGACTCTAAACCCTCCTCGTCTTAATTCTTCGATTGACTTGGGTTCAGACGAATCACAAACTATCTCATAGTTTTTGTCTATACCAAGTTCTCTTAATCTGAACATCAGGTCTTGGTTTGTCAATCCAACCTCATACAGAAGTTCTGTTGCGTAGATATTCGATTCTCCATCTACATCAACTCTAATGACTCCACACTCATCTGATGCATAACCAAAGTCAATCCCGATGTATGTCCCCTTTATATTTTTGGGTTCTCCTGAAAAGGTTTGGGGTTGTTGGTAAATCTTCTCTCGTGGGGGAACCAATTTACCCTCTGAATAGATTTGCCAGAGTTCGTAGTCAATCTCTTTGAGTTCTTGGATTGAACGAATAATCTCTTTATCCAAAAACGGGTTGTCCCTCCACGAGGAAATGTAGAGTTTTGAATTCTCCTTTTTCTCGTAGTCAAAACCCCACCACGACTCCTCCACTTCAGGGTTGTAGCAGCACACAATAAATCTCTCACATCTGATGTCGAGTTGAACGAATGAGTTTCGGTCTATGGTATTAACCTCATCGACCATTACGATGCTGTGTTTGAGACCTCGTAGTCTTCCTGTGGTGTCATCAAGACCCACGAACCTTATAATGGATTGGTTGGGAAAGGTATAGGTCATATCGACCTTGTTTAGGACACCATCGTCCCATATACCCATTTGACCCATAATATCTTTGAAATCCACGAGGATTGTGTTCTTGATGGACACTTGGGTCGCTCGAGCAATTGTAATCGAAATTTGGGGTTCTTTGTATGCTTGAATAATCAGGTATTGTAGTGCTGAAATTGTCTTGGAACTTCTTGAACTACCACGCAGAAAAATGTATCTGCTCCCTGACTCTACCCCCTCGTTAATGTCTTGAAATATCTTTGTTGCTTGAATCCTCATTATGATTCTCCCTGCTCCTGCTCCTCCCCCTCTTCACTTTTGGGAAGCACAATATCAACTATGATTTTGTTATCGGGGGTTATACTCTGACCTTGAGTCGTGATGTCGATGCTCTTTTCTGTTTTCCAATCCTGACGATACACGTTTTCCATATAGTATTTCCAAAAAGTGGAATTGAGTTTCTGAGACTTTTCTTCTTCGAATGCTTCCAAACCCTTATCCACCCACCATTGTTGGGAAAGTTCCATAGCGAGTTTTATAGTGTCCGAAAATTCTTTGTCTCTATCCATCAATTTATACATCGTATCTCGTGAGATTTTGAGGTAGTTTGCAAAGTGCAATTTGTTTCTACCTCTCTCTCCGAGCGTAAGTATGTCTTGTTTCCAAGTAGAAGGGATTTTACCACGCTTAACCAAGTAATCAAGCGTGGTGTATTTTGGTCTCCCTACAGGTTGTTTTTCCATATCAATAAATACCTAAATACTGACGAATGGG